GGTAAAAAAATTCTGTTATATCATCAAAAATGTAAAAACTGATACAACGCAGAATCGAATAACCGCAAACGGCTTTACAACAAACTGGTTTCTTTCAAAGCGCATTATAGCTGCTGCTGAGAAGGTTACAAAGGTTGAGAGCGGAGTGTATTCCGTAGTCAATAATAACTTAAGGGGAATGACAAGAGTGCTCACAAGCCCCTTAAAAGGTCTTACAGAACGCACTAATATAAAGCTATACGGTGGGACGGTCATAGACGAAATTATGCCCGTCCTTAATTCTGCCGAATTGGGGCAACGAATGGTATGGGACTATCGAAACGAGCAACATATTTTTGAGATTTATAAAGGAGCAGATTTGACATCTGGAATTCATGGCGTAACATTTTCAGACGAGCAGGGGACGGCGCAAAACCTTGTTATTGACGAAGACGTTAGCACGTTTAAGAATGTAGCTTATGTCAAATCGACTTTCAAATCTGGCGATGTAGAAACAGACCTTGTAGAGATAGTCGGCACATCTACAGGCGATGACAGACACGAAACGTGGTTCGATATTAGCTTGTCGCCGGACGATGGCGAAACAGAGGAAACGTTCCGAGAAAAAATGCGTGTACACGGTGCAATGGAGCTTGGAAAACTTATCAAGCGGCAGACGTTTAATGTTGTCATTGACCCGGCAGAATTGGGCGTTCTGTATAACATCGGTGACGTTGTATCGTGTGTTTCAAAGCGTTTCGGCGTTAAATTCAATGCTCGTATATCTGGCATAAAATATAAAAAAGACGCTCACTCAGAGACAACAGAGGTTGTATTGGGCGAGCCTATTTTAACATCGATTGGGGAGGTAAAACTAATTGGCTAATATAAAATCATTCCCAAACAATCAGGACGAATACATTGGAGCAGAATATGTCATGCGGTGGCTTCACGGTCGAACAAGCGGCGTTTTCGGAGCGGAAGGTAACGCTGCCGTTGCTCCCGTTGTTGACACTATGGCTGTTACTGTCTCAGACGGAAACGGATGGATGTCAAACGACAATTCAGATGGCATTGTCTGGTGGATATCTAATGAAAAGGATAGCGGCAGCAAACTGCAACTCTCCGTTGATATAGCTGATGCTGTACTGCCACGAATTGACCGTGTTGTCGTGCAGTGGGAGACTACAAACTATGTCGCGTTGCCGGAAGTTATCATTTTGAAGGGAAAAGCAGAAAGCACACCTTATGCTCCAAAATTGACAAATAATAACGTTCTTAGGCAGATTTCACTCGCTAGAATCAAAATCCCTGCTGGCGCAACGTCTATCACCGCATCAATGATAACGGACGAACGTCTTAACAAATCAGTTTGTGGTCTTGTTACTTGCGGAATTGATGTTGATACATCGGTTATGCAAGCTCAGTGGGAATCGAGCTATTCCGATTTTCTGAAATACCTAGCAGACCAGCAAGCGGCGTGGGAAGCTTTTTTCTCCAACGTACAGAATGACATTGTATTGCCTGTACCATCTATTGATGATATCGGTAGAGCTATTGCAGTTAACGATGACGCAAGTGGATATAAAATTAAAAACGACAACTTTGTTGTTACAGCAACACTGAGCACTGAATGGGTCGGAACTTCAGCTCCATATACTCAAACTATTTCAATTGAAAATATTTTGTCGAGTGACACTCCACACATTACCCCTGTTTACAGCGGAACAGTAAGCAACAAAATATTGCAGAAAGAAGCATGGGCTGTAATTGACGAAGCTGAAACAACTGACGGAGCGATTGTTTTTAGATGTTTTGAAGAAAAGCCAACAAAGGCTGTTACAGTACAGATTGAGGTGAACCGCTGATGGCTAAATGCTTTTTATATGCATCCGGCAAAATACCAAAAGGTCTTATCCTTGTAACAACTGACCCAAACTGTACTGTAACTTGCAAAAAAGGCTCACGTTCCGCTGATGGCGTTTCAAACAGCGGTGTGTGGGCTTTTGTTGTTGGCCTTGGAACATGGACTATCACGGCAACGCTAAACGGTGTTAGCAAAACACAGACCGTTGTTATGGATGAAGAAAAAGAAGTCGAAATTGAGATTTCTTTTTCTGTAATCCCGTCTTTTACCTATACTGGTCGTTATCAGATTGTAAACGATTCAGACCAAGCCATTACAGAAAGCACAAATAACTGGAAAATACGTTTTCTTTCATCCGGGATTTTGAGATTTTCAGAACTAAAAGGAGCTTCGGCTGGAATAGATGTGTTTCTTGTCGGCGGCGGCGGTGGCGGCGGCTACGGCTCAACGTTTGCAAGTGGCGGCGGTGGCGGTTACACAAAGACACAAAAGGGCGTTTCCGTTGCTTTGAATACGGATTATCAAATTACTGTTGGCGATGGCGGCGCACCGATTACAACAGGGGATAACTACACATTCGGAGGAGAATCTTCTGCTTTTGGCTATTCTGCAAACGGCGGTCAATCCGGCTATGCAAGCACTTATGTATCAAGCGGAAAAGGTGGAAACGGCGGCTCTGGTGGCGGTGCTGGTATGTACGGCGGCTCAAATCATGTTTCTGGCGATGGTCACGGCGGTGAGGATGGCTCAGACGGTGGTAGCATCAACCATAACGGTACAACAGCAAAAGGCGGCACAGGGCAAGGAACAACTACAAGAGAGTTTGGAGAAAGCACAGGCACACTATATTCTGGCGGCGGCGGTGGCGGCTCTTACGCTGGTTATAGCGGTTACAACCCCGGAAAAGGCGGAGAAGGTGGCGGCGGAGACGGAGGTGAACACTTTGAAAAAGCTGTTGCCGGAACTGCTAACACAGGCGGCGGCGGCGGTGGTGCTGGTTATGGCTCTGGCGTTTATGGTGGCTCTGGAATTGTTATTATCAGGAATGCGAGGTGATTCCAATGGGGAAAGTATTTTTAGCAAAAGGCGGTAACAGCGGAGGAGGTAGCACTCAGACCTACACATTGAAGTTTGACGATGGGACAGAGATTCCAGCCGTTGAAACCGAAAGTGCTGTTACACTTACTGCAACAGAAAACGATATCCGAAAAGGCACTTATGCAGTAACAAATGACGGCGTTGTAGAAGGTCAGAAGGTGATACCATCATACTATACGTCAGAGGGCGCAACTCTAATTTCACCCGGAAAAGAGTTCAAAATTTCAGGACTTGAAAACTACGAATACACAAAACTACAAGCTATAATCTGCACCTATAACAATTCAACATCAAAAAGTGTGTCTGCAATAAAAGTTGCTATAAACAGCAAGATATATAATGTAAAGTCAACTTCTGAGCTATCAACTGTTACAGTTGATGAATCAACAAAATCCATCAAATTTGGCATTACAAACGATGAAAGCACAACTTGCGTAATTCGATATTTTACTTACAGGGAGGAATATTAAAATGGAAAGACGCTATGCATACAACTACGCACAGATTGACCCTACAAACAATATGTGTATCGGTGTAGTAACTACTGATGACCCTCGACAGGGAGAAATAGCTGGATGGGTTGAAATCCCTGTATATGACGAGGACTATCTGGCGAAATACTATATCAACGGCGAATGGTATGAGGATGCTGCTGGAACTATTCCTTGGACTTCTTCACTTATTTAATAAGGGGGTAAGTTGCTATGGCAACTAAGAAAATACAGCTATGCGGTAAAATACCGCTTTCGCAAATTTCTGGAAACATACCAACAGGTAGAATAGATGATTCAGCTGTTACTAGTTATAAGATTGCAGATGGCGCAGTTAATGCTGATAAAATCGCCTACGGTGCATTGGTCACAATCAAAAATTTTTCCATTACGGACAGTAACTGGACTGAAAACTCCTACGGAACGTATAACAAGACGGTGACACTCAGCGGCGTTGACCCGGCAAAGCATATCGGAATCCTGATGCTGCAACGTACAGCAAAAATCCCGGATGTTGATACATCGTGGAGTTTTTCACAAAGTATGCTAGAGACTGACGAGAAAAAAATTGGAAATATTTTCGGGTGTAAGATTACAGCCGAAAATGAGCTGACATTTACGGCGAAGGAAATTCCATCCGGCACTACTTATTTTACATTGGCGGTGATTCATATATGAGCGGGGAAGTTTTCATTATGAAGCCTGGTGGTGGTTCTTCTCTCTATGCTGTGATTGCTGTTACCTATCCGTCTGGCAGCATCTGTACTTGCGGCGGAAAAGCGGCAAAGGACACCAGCGGCTATGCCTTGTTCCCGGTCAAGGCTGGGACTTACACTGTGGAATGCCACACAAGCGACAACAGCAAAAGCAAGAGCACAAGCGTTACTGTGGCTGAGAGTGACAAGGGAAAGAGCAAGAGCGTTAAACTGAATTATGAACTTGTGCTGTTCGATTATGGCGATAAAACAAGCGTTACGGGCGGATGGAACACAAGCAAATTGAGATTCAAACAGGTTTCCGGGCAGGCCGGAGGTGTAACACCGACTGTTACAACAAACAGCGATGGCAGTATAACACTAGGCGGTCTATCCGCAGGTAACTCTGGCAGTTATATTACTGTAAATAAGATAAATTTGGCAGGTTATTCTACAGTAAAATTCATTGGTAGTGTTACTAGTGACGATTCGGCAATGACAGCCCGTTCAGGCTTTGCAGCTTCAAAAAATTTAACGGAATTTCTGCAAGCAAATGCAGCTGCGAGCATGAATTTTCCGTCATCTACATCAAAAACATATTCCGGGTCAGAGAGCTTTCTTGATATTTCTAGCCTTACGGACTCCTATTATTTGCTGTTTGGCGTTTACAACACGACAAAAATAACAATCAAAAAGCTATGGCTTGTGTAAAGAGGTGTGACTAATGACAATCTACATTGATGAAGACTACAAATGCCATACCGCTCCCGGCGATGGCCTGACCGCCGTGGAGACAGACGTATTTGACGGAAAGTGCAAACAGTTCATTGAGGGTTACAGATTTGTTCCTGTTGGACAGAGCTGGACACGGGATGACGGCCAAGTGTTTGAGGGAGAGATGGTTTCACCGTGGCGCGATTATTCCATTTTAGAAGAATTTCAATCCGTTTATAACGAACAACAGCAGACTATAAACGAATATGAAACTGCTTTATCTGAAATTGAAACGGCGTTGGGGGTGTAAAGTATGACCATTGAAGAACGCAAACAGGCTATCCTTGAAAAAATCGCTGAAATGAAAGCGGAAGGTGCAGACCTTCAAGCAGCTCTTGAACTGTTGGGGGTGACTGAGAATGGCTAATTGGCACAAGGACAAGTGGAAAGACAAAGCTGTTGTTGTAGCCAACGATACTACAACAGCATTGCAGACCGTTTATGACAGCCTTAACAAAGGCCAGCAGCAGAAGCTTTTGAAAGATGAAAATGTAAAAGAACTGTTTGACCGTTACGGTGTTGTGACCGATGTATCTGCATGAAATCTTATCTGACATCAGCCTTGCGCTTGCTGTTTCAATTTTTTCTTTTGGCTGGGCGTTTGGCGTTGCATGGTGTGCAGTATTCTATCTGATTGATAGAAAGGAGCGTAAGAAAATGGCTTGCAAAAAGAAAGGAAAAGTCAAGAAGTGATGGACGAAAAAGACATTGAACACCGCTTAACAGAAGTTGAATCCCGCTCAAAGTCAAACCAGCACCGTATTGAAGAGGTTGAAAAGCGGCAAGACAACCTCGATGAACTTGTTAGCACTGTAAAAGTGCTTGCGGTTCGTGAAGAAAATGTGGAAACCGATGTAAAAGAAATCAAAGCCGATGTAAAAAGCCTTACTGGAAAATCCGGGCAACGATGGGACGGACTTGTTGACAAGATAATATTGACCATTGCTGCCGCTGTGGTTGGCTTTATATTGGCGCATATTGGCTTTTAAGATGAAAGGAGTATTTATACTATGAAAATCAACTGGACTGTCAGGATTAAAAATAAGGCGTTCTGGGTGGCTATTATCCCGGCACTGTTTCTGCTGGTTCAGCAGATTTGCGGTCTGTTCGGTGTTTCCGTAAACCTCGGCGGTATGTCAGACCAGCTCATTGATATTGTCGGCACGGTGTTTGCTGTGCTTGCCATGCTCGGCATTGTAACAGACCCGACCACTAAAGGCGTAAGCGACAGCGAACGAGCTATGACATATAACGAACCGAACTAATGGACGATGACGAAAAATCACTGAGCGGTTTAATAACCGATGATTAGGGGCGATACAATGTTGAAAGTAATTGATGTGTCGAAATGGCAAGGCGTGATTGACTGGGATAAAGTAAAGCCACAGATTGACGGCGCAATTATCCGTTGCGGCTATGGCTCAGACATTACAAGTCAGGACGATGCGCAGTTTAAGCGCAACGCAGATGAGTGTACAAGATTGGGCATCCCGTTTGGCGTGTATCTGTACAGCTACGCTAAGACAGCAGAGCAAGCAAAATCAGAAGCTGCGCACGTTTTGCGGCTGATTAAGCCATATAAGCTATCGTTCCCCGTGTATCTCGATTTGGAGGAATATGGAACGGAAAGCGGCGCGGTAAATAGGGCTGAGATATTCGGGAATATCATTGAAAATTCCGGGTATTGGTGCGGCGTGTATGCTAACCTCAATTGGTGGAACAACTATCTTACTGGTCTTGACCGTTTTACAAAGTGGGTTGCACAGTACAACACGCAATGCCATTACAAAGGCAGCAACCTCGATATGTGGCAGTACACCAGCACGGGTAAAATTGACGGCATTTCAGGAAACGTTGATATGAATGAATGTTACCGTGATTTCCCGTCTATTATCGGCAAGAAAGCAGAAAGCAAACCCTCCGAACCAACGGACACGGAAGAAGCGAAAGAGCAGCTTCTGAGTGACGTTATTACAGCCGTGAAAAATTATTACTCAAAAATCGAACAGTGAACGAATTAAGGGGCTATGCTTAATTGCATAGCCCCTCTTTTTTCATGCCCACCATTCCGTGTCATCGTCATGCTCATGTTTAATTCTTTCGCTTTCGTTTACAACGTACACCATCGCTTTTATAAATGCTACACAGCAAACAACGGTTAAAACCACCCACGAAAACAAGCTATCCATTTCAACACCTCATGCTGTCCTTAATGTCAATGATTACATTTGATACATAGTCTTTTGCTTCTGCCGTCTTTAGGTTCGGCAAATCGCTTTCAAGCATTTCTAATACTTCCTCAAGCACTGTCTTGTAATCTGGCTGTCCGAATGTGCGCTCCACAAGGTCAATCACCATATTTTCTATATAGACGGGACATTTGCGCTGTCCAGTCTCCCAATTTTCAATGGTGCGCTTTGGGATTCCTGTTAATTCAGACAATTGCTTTTGAGTAAGACCGTGTTTAATACGGGAGTTTTTGATTTCCATGATGTTTCCTCCTAAATGAATTTTGTATAATCGGTATCTCCGTCTTTGATAACGTAGCGGTATTCTCCGTCAGACTTCGTTGTTACAAGATAGACTTTGCCGCCGTACTTCTTTACCGTGTATTCCCGTCCGGGGCTTGGTACGCCGTGCCCGATATATTTCCATCTGCCGTTGATTTTTGCTTGATACTCAGCAAGATATTTTGAGTATTCTGGAGTACCCTTTACAGCGTTGTACTTATCGTTCCACGCCTGTATTTTTTCTTTCATGTGCTCACCCCCTTTCTGCCCTCGTAACCTCCGGGGCGGGTATTTTATTTCAGCACAGTCAAGATTATTTTTTTTAGTTCATCCTGTAATACTCCAAGCCGTCTGCACATTTCTTTCTCGCAACTATCAAACTGTTTAGATATCGACTTGTTGCTTTTGTAATTTGTAATCTTGAAACACAGTGTCTCAAATGCTTTGAGCAATTCTGCATTATCCATCTTCTGATATTTCATTTTCTTATCCTTTCTGCCCTGCCATCATCAGACCGTGTGGGGCGGTTCACGGTGACGCCTTTCGGCGTTTCGGCTGTTACCAAACGCCATTTCCAACCAGCCATTCAGGGACAAGAACCGTTTCTCCCGAACGCTCTTTACATACACTTTTGGCAACCCATTTGAAATTTGTTCGCCACCCATCACGACGGTTATTTACTTCCTGTTCAACCAAATATGCCTTTTCGGTTTCACGGCAAATCTTTCTCCTAATGTATTCCTGATACATAGTAATCTTCCTTTCCGTCTTTCTCCTGTATGTTTTGTTTTCCCTTTGTGATTATAATATACCACCCATTGAGTGAAAAGACAATATGTCATAATGAACAAATATAACCCGTTGAGTTGTTGCGATATGCACAAAACAACAAAACACCGCCAGGAAAAGGCGGTGCGGTCAATCATTTATCAAAATCGTTTATCAAAATCGTTTAGCTTTTTGCGTAAATCTGCAAAGTCGTTAGCTTTTGCACGGCTGTTTTTTGTGTCAATTCGCTTTTCGATTGCTTCTGCTTTGTGCGTTGCTAGTATCAGCAATCGTATTTCCTCTGTAGTTAATTCTATTGTGTGTTTTGTCATGGTTTGTGTCTCCTTTTTGATACACCCCATGTGCGCCCGGACAAATCAGAGCACACATGAGGTGTATGTAGTATAAAAAATTAAAACCTTAGTGTTATATCAAGGTTGAAAGGGTCTGTTCCGTCTCTGTCTTGCCTACGGCGTGGTGAACTGTCACTAGGCATCCCAGAATATTCTATTCTGTCAACGATTGCTTTTATCACCTTGTTTTTTTCGTTCGCCGTTGCGTTTTCATCTTTCAAAATGTCAATTGCTGTTTTCAGCTTTTCCACGCTTTCCACATAATCCACGGAATCCGGCATTGTTGATTTTGCTTTGTAAATAGCAGCTTGACATTCTTCCATTTTCGCCCGTAGCTGTGCATTTCTGCGGTCAAATACCGCTTGTGTATAATTCTGGTTTGTTTCCAATAACTCAAATTGTTTATCCTCTTGAGCGATTAAATCTTGCATCTGTTTTTCTAATTTCTCTAACTGTTTACGCTGTATTTTTAGCGCGTTTCCGTCATCGTTTTTCGCCTTTAATTCAAGTGCTGGTAATTCTGACTGTTCCAGAGCAACAATAACCGCATCAATAACAGTTGATACTTTTATTGACTTATAGCATAGCGGCTTTGACTTGCAAGTGTATCTGTCCTCTGATTTTTTGCAACGGTGCATCTTTAATGCCCGTCCGCATTTTGCACAGACTAAAACGCTGCTTAGTGGGTTTGCTAAGTCACGCTTGTTATTGACTTTCGGATGACGCGAACAAAGCGCCTTTGCGGCTTCCCATAGCTTTCTATCAATTATAGCTTTGTGTTTCCCCTCTGCTATTATTACTTCTTCCTCTGGCTGTTGTAGGCGGCGTGTTACGATTTCACCGCCCTCTAATACCTGAGTTTCCTTGTATTGGTTAAAAACCGTGTACCCTGCATAATGTGCGTTGTGTAACATACTTCGTACTGTGTCCCGTGTCCATTCACCGCCCTTTGCGGCTGGTATGCCCATTTTATTTATTCGGTTAGCTATTCTGTACGGCGTTAAATCTTCTTTTACATAAAGGTCAAACACAAGGCGCACAATCTCCGCTTGTTCTTCTATAATTTCTAACGTATGGTCTTTTCCTATCTTGATTTTTTTATATCCATACGGTGCTACTGTACCGATAAAATTACCGCGCTTGCAGCTTGCTACACGTCCACGCCATAAAATTGACTTCGTGTACTCCAAAAACTCATTGGAGCGTAGCAATTCATCCTGAAAAAATTTGCGCTCCATTGTTTTTTCCATGTCGTAAACCATGTAAGGCGTAGCGATAAGGCTTTTTGAAAAGCGAAAGCTATCTATAATTTTTTGGCAATCGCTCAAATTACCACGGGAAAGCCGGGACGGCTCTATCACAATAACGCCTTTAATGTTCGGGTCTTCCAGACGGGCAAGCACCTTTTTAATTTCCTCACGCTCTGAAATAGATTCCCCGGAAATAACCTCACGATATATATTTTCTTCCGGGATTTTGCCGCCAAATTCCCTAACTGACCATTCTTGCAACTGTATTTCATGTTTTGCAAGCACTTCCTCTACAGTTTCGTTAGGGTCATCTTGCCGGGATTTCCTTAGATAAATAATCCATTGCAGCAATTCATAAGCTGTCATTTATTCACTTCCTTTTCTTGTTGTGTTTCTTGTTGTGTTTTGTGTTATGTTTCTTACAAATTTGTGAAGGTAAAATTTTCTGATTGTTTTCCATAAGTTTGCATTGCTATAATTCAATAAACAGAACTTTTGTTCGATTTGATAGGAGATATACATATGCATATAAAAAATGAGTTAATCAAATACATAGAAACCCTCACAAATGAAGAAGCGGAAAAAATTATTGCTTTTTTAGAAACAATGTCATCAACTCAAATAAGCGTTCCGCATCTTCTTCTGAACAGCTTTCAGCAAGAGCAATCAACTTTTTCTTAGATACGCCAAAACCGTCCCCATTGTTGGGGGCGGCTTTTTTTGTTGCTTCAATCAGGTCGGATTTTGAAATGCCAAAGTAATTAGCCAACTGCTCCACTTTGTCCATGCGCGGCATCTTTTTACCCGTAACCCAGTCAGAAAATGTGTAATAGCTGTACCCTAAATCTTTGCACACATCTTTCCGGCTCTTTCCATTGAGTGCCATTTTCTTTTTTAGGTTCTCGGCAAAAATAGTTTTGTGTTCCATCGGTATCACCTCCTTACATATATACTACAGCCTAAAGCAAAATAATACAACCAAAAAGCAAAAAATATTTTGTTTTTAGTATTGACTTTTTTGCTTTAAGCGCATATAATAGCATTGTGCTTAAAGCAAAGCGATAGCAGCGCAGAAAGCACAAAACGTGAAAGGAGGGGCGCACATGGTAATTACTCTAAAGGCGGCTCGAATAAACGCCGGGAAAACTCAGGAAGCGGCTGGGGCGTATGTCGGCAAGACGAAAGCCACAATTGCCAACTATGAAGCATATACAAGCAAGCCAGACGTAGAAACGGCGAAAAAGCTTGCTGAGTTTTACGGTGTTACCGTTGATAACATCCAGTGGAGCAGATAGCAAATTTTTTTGCTTATAAATTTTGCTTTAAGCACAGCGAGGGGGCAAAGAAATGGAGTGGAAACCCTCAAAGCCAGGACACATAAGCAAGACCATTAAACACGGTTCTGCTGTTGTAACCATACATAGACCAGATTTGAATAACGCAGAACGAAAAAAGAGGGAACAGACCGCCGTTGAAAATTTGAATAACAGTTTGCGAGTTTATCTCGGCAACTGGAGCAAGGCGGTGGAATAATGGCACAAATCAATTTCAAAGCCCTTGCGCATCTGAAAGAGCATCGGGAAAAGCTTACAAAACAGCAGTACAAAACCCTTAGAGGGCAGATATTCAGCGGCAATGCAGACGGAGCAATGCGAGGACTTAGAAAACTACTTGAAAGAACTTAAAACTACTTGAAAGAGGTGAAAACAATGCCTGAACACCCGGATATAACAAGAGCTTTGCATACTGGATATCCACAGATTGATACGGTTTATCCACATTGCCCTGTTTGCGGCTCTGAGTGCGAAACGCTATACAAAAACAAGTATGGAGAGGTTTTCGCGTGTGACGAATGTGTAAAGATTCAAGACGCATGGGATATTGAAGAATTTGAAGAATTTTTTTAGGAGGTAAAAACAATGAAGAAAAGCGAAATTTATTGTCTTTCGCAGATTGCCGTTATCAGTTCTCCAAGCATTTCACCTGAAAACAAGCTTGAAATTCTGAAAGAGTTGTTAGAGAGAGAAAATCTTGAACTTTACTTAGAAGGTGAAAACAAATAATGAAAGATTTTCGCGGCGGCGTGTCATATTACACGATGGCAACGGTCGATGTAGGATTCCCAGAGGATAAAGTGTGCTGTGCTTTCTGCCCAATGCTTGAAACATACGCACGAAAACAGTGCAGACGAACGGGAGAATACATAGCGGACGATAGATATATCGGATACTACTGCCCATTAAAATTTGATATTGAGGAGAATAAAAAATGATAATTTGCGTTATGGGCGAAAGCGGCTCTGGTAAAACAACATCAATGCGCAACCTTGACCCAGCGACAACCTATTACATTGACTGCGATAAAAAGGGCTTGTCGTGGAAAGGCTGGAAGAAGCAGTACAGCGCGGAACTGAAAAACTATTACAAGACAGACAATCAGAACACCGTTTTGAAACTGCTGCACGGCATTAACGACAATGCAACGCACATCAAGACCGTAGTAATTGACACAATCAACGGCATTATGGTTGCCGATGAAATGAGACGTAGCAAAGAAAAGGGCTACGACAAGTGGGTTGACCTTGCTTGCGCTATATACGACATCATAGACTACGCATTGACTATGCGTGACGATGTTAACGTCATTTTTGTAGCACACACTCAGACAGACCATGACGATAACGGGTATATGTTTACCAGAATCAAAACAAGCGGGAAGAAGCTTGACAAAATCACGCTTGAAAGCAAATTCCCGGTTGTGCTGCTTGCGAAAGTAATTGACGGCAAGCACGTCTTTGAGACAAAGGCTAATTTTAGCACGGCAAAAACCCCTCTTGGGGCTTTTGAAGAAAACACCATTGACAACGACATTTCAGCGGTGCTGAAAGTCTTGGAAGATTTTTAAGGAGGAATTAAAAAATGATTAGAAGACCAAACAACTGGAACGAAGTGCAGGAATTCAGCGACAGGCCGAAACTTCCGCTAGGCGCGTATGTATGCAGAATCGCAAAATCGGTTGTACAGCAGAACAGCTACGGCGAACAGCTTTGTGTTCTGTTTGACATTTCAGAGGGAGAACACGCCGGATTTTTCAAGGCAGAGTTTGCGTCAAACACAATGCAGGACAAGAAGTGGAAAGGCGTTCTGCGGCTGTGGTTGCCGCGTGATAACGGCGATGAAAAGGACGAAACCACTAAACGCGTATTGAAAGGTTTTGTAACATCCGTTGAAAAGTCTAACCCAGGCTATGCATGGAATTGGGATGAAAATTCCTTGTCAGGAAAACTCATCGGCATTCTTTTCAGAAATGAAGAATGGGACTACAAAGGAAAAACTGGATGGGCTGTGCGCCCGTTCCGCGCAATGTCAGTTGACACTGTCAGAGGCGGAGAATACACAATTCCCGCAGAAAAGCCGCTGAAAAAGGAAGAAACCGCCGTCACTCAGTTTAATTACTTGGATGAATCAGACGGAGAACTCCCGTTCTAATGGCTATTAACAGCAAACAAAAGGGCGCACGGTTTGAAAGACAGCTTGCATCAATACTTAGAGAATACGGCTATGACTGCCGCAGAGGTCAGCAGTACAGCGGCGCAAACGGAGACGCAGATGTTGTAGGATTGCCGCACATACATATTGAAGCAAAGCACCAAGAGCGAATGAACCTATATGAATGGGTTGCGCAAGCAAAGAGGGATTCTGCCGGGAGTGATAAACTCCCAGCAGTATTCCACAAGAAGAACAACGCGGAAATTCTCGTAACAATGACGCTTGAAGATTGGATGAACATTTACAGAGAATTTGAAGCTGGATTTAACTTGAAAGAGGATTAACCATGAACGAAAATTTAAAATTGGCATTTGAAGAAATTGAGAAAATGCCGTTTGAAGAAAAAGTGGCGGCGTTGAATGAAATTAAAGCGCAATTGAAGAAAATCATCCCTTTTTCCGATGAACCTGTTGAGTGTGTCCGTTGGGTTGATGCAGAAAAGGTAATTGCTAACGATTACAACCCTAACAGCGTTGCTCCCCCGGAAATGGAGCTGCTGCACACGTCCATTCAAGAGGACGGCTACACGCAGCCCATTGTTGTATGGGAGCATGATGGCATTTATGAGGTCGTTGACGGATTCCACCGTAACCGGGTTGGTAAGGAATATGAAGATATCCGGGAGCGAATTCACGGTTATTTGCCCGTTGTTGTTATCAATAGCGACCGGGAAGATAAAGGCGACAGAATCGCATCCACCATTCGCCACAACCGCGCAAGGGGAAAGCACCGTGTCGAAGCTATGAGCGACATTGTGATTGAACTAAAGCGGCGCAATTGGAGCGACAAGAAGATTGCAAAGGAACTCGGCATGGACGCGGACGAGGTTTTGAGGTTGACCCAGATTACCGGGCTTGCTGAAATGTTCGCGGATAAGGAATTTTCCGAAGCATGGGAAGTTGACATGACAGAGGAAATCACGGAGTTTTGACATGGAGCGGATATTTCACCATTACAGCATATGGGAGGATTACCACGCCGGGATGTATGACGAGAGCAAGGACGGTCGAAAAGAACGAGTACAACAGGCTGCACACATTCTCGGCACACCAGATATATGCGAAAAAGCAATGCAAAAGGTTGTGTCAGAGTGGACTATATCAACGGAATACAACCTCTCAAATGCTGAAATTAACCGCAAAGCGTGGCTCGGACAAGCTGCTTGCTCTTGCTATGCAGGAATACATGAGGATGAAACACGCGAAGCATGGGGGCTTATGAGCGATGAACAGCGGGTGATAGCTAACAAGATTGCTTCAAGCATTATAAAAAAGTGGCTGAAAGACCGCGAAACAGAAGAATACCCGCAAATTTCAATGTTCAATGATTGGGGGAATATATTTTGAAAACTCCGCTCGGTATCAATGTGTATGAAGCGGCAAAGCAGCGCATTGAATGGACTTTTGACAACTTTGAAAGAATCTATGTATCATTCTCAGCCGGAAAAGACAGCACTTGTATGCTCCATATGGTTATGGATGAAGCCATTAAGCGCAACCGAAAAGTCGGTGTTCTGCTGATTGACCTTGAGGGGCAGTACAAAAAGACCATTGACCACGCTGAACGGTGCAGAGAAATGTACAAAGAACATTCAGAATGGTTCTGGGTGTGCTTGCCTATACATTTGCGGAACGCTGTTTCTGTGTATGAGCCGTTTTGGAAGTGTTGGGACAAAGAAGCAGAGCCGCAATGGATAAGACCCATGCCGAAAGATTGCATAAAGGATTTAGATTTTTTCCCGTTCTTTGAAGATGGCATGGAGTTTGAGGAATTTGTACCGCTGTTTGGCGAATGGTATTCACAGGGGAAAAGCTGCGCTTGCTGTGTCGGCATCCGCTCAGATGAAAGCTTGAACCGATACCGCACGATTGCAAACCGATACAAGACACCTAAAGACGGAAAGATGTGGACTACCAAAGTCACAGAGCACACATACAACGTTTACCCGATTTATGATTGGACAACCGAGGATGACTGGATTTATCAAGGCAAAAACCCAGACAAGCCTTACAACGAACTTTACGACTATATGCACCTTGCTGGTCTTACAATCCATCAAATGCGAATCTGTCAGCCCTATGGCGATGACCAGCGGCGTGGTCTATGGCTTTTCCACCTGATTGAGCCGGAAACATGGGCTAGAGTTGTTGCCCGTGTAAATGGTGCAAACAGCGGCGCAATGTACATCAATGAAACAGGAAATGTGAACGGCTATCGCAAGATTACAAAGCCAGAAGGTCATACATGGAAGTCATTTGCAACCTTGCTCATAAACTCTATGCCGCCAAAGACACAAGAGCATTACAAAAACAAGATATATAAATTCGTAAAGTGGTGGGAAGTTCGCGGATATCCAGACGGTATACCAGACGAAGCAGACATACACCTTGAGAACAAGAAAGATGTACCGAGTTGGCGCAGGGTCTGCAAAGCTCTTTTGAGAAACGATTATTGGTGCAAGGGCTTGTCTTTCACGCAACAGAAATCCACGGCATATGAAAGATATATCCAGATGATGAAAGCAAAACGTGAGCAAGACGAAAACCAATCTGCTCTTTGGGAAATGTAAAAATTTATGGAGGTTTGATATGGAAAAAATCAAAGTAATGCTTGACCCCGGTGCTTATGCGCCGGAAAGAGCGCACAAAGCGGACGCTGGTCTTGACCTACGCTCTCCCATTAAGACAAGGCTCTATGCTGGAGAAGCCGTTGTAATTGATACTGGCGTTCACGTCCAAATTCCAACGGGCTATGTAGGTATGCTGAAAAGTAAAAGCGGCCTGAACGTCAATCACGACATTGTAGGAGAGGGCGTTATAGACAGCGGTTACACCGGGAGCATCCGTGTAAAACTTTACAACCACGGCACAGAAAGCTACATGATTGAAGTAGGCGACAAAATCAGCCAGCTTGTTATTATGCCTATTGAAACGCCTGAGATTGAACTTGTGTGCAGCCTTGAAGAAACAGATAGGGGGTGCTGTGGATTTGGCTCAAGCGGCAGATAACCCATATTGGGAGCGAATAGAAGCCATTGCAAGCGCGCAGAGAGAAAAGGGTATAAAAACATACGGGCAAGGCATTGAAATGAATCCTGAGTGCGTTATGGTACGTCTCAGATACCTTGAAGAAGAATTGATAGATGCATTGATGTACATAGAGTGGATAAAAGATAAACTTTCGGAGGGAAACGGCAATGACACAGAACGAGAAAGTTTTAAGACACCTTGAGGACTACGGAAGTATAACGAGCCTTGAAGCAATGACAGAATACGGAATTATGCGGCTTGCATCCCGCATCAGCGACTTAAAAAGTCTTGGTGTACCAATTGAAAAAGAAATGGTTAGTGGTAAAAACCGATATGGAGAATCCACTTTCTATGCGAGGTATTCTTTGAAGAAAAGGGGTGATTAAATGGAAAAAACCATTAAAGCAGTTAGAATATCTGGTGATGGAGACGATGCACTTTACAATGTGGTTATTAACGGAAGAACTGTAATGACTGGCGTTTCGTTCCAGACATTTTTAGGATACTTGTCTAATGACCATGATGATGAGTGTGAAAATTGAACAGAAAATATTTGTAATTTTCTGAAAAAAGACTTGAATTTATAGGTCTTTAGTCTTATAATAGATTATGGTCATAGGTGAAGTTGCGGTCACTTATGACGGAAAACTTAATCTATGACCACCAAAAGCCTTGTTCCATTAGAGCCGCAACATCTTGGAACAGGGCTTTTGAAATAACCAAAGGAGTGATTCTATGGCTGAGGTTAAGTGGATAAAGATTGTTACAGATATATTTGACGATGAAAAAATAGTGCTTATTGAGAGTTTACCAGAAGCAGACAAAATAATTGTTATATGGTTCAAGCTGCTTTGCATGGCTGGTAAACAAAATAATGGCGGCGTGTTTATGCTTAATGAGCGCATAGCATTTACTGACGAAATGCTTGCAACAATTTTCCGCAGACCATTGAATGTTGTTAGGCTTGCACTTAGCACTTTTGAAAAATTTGGAATGATAGAGATAGTAAACGATGTAATTACAATTCCAAATTGGGAAAAGCACCAGAGCCTTGACAAAATCGAACAGGCAAAAGAGAAAAACAGGAAGCGTGTAGCTGCTTTTAGAGAAAAGCAGAGACAACTTACTGAATGTAATGATTACAGTAATGATTGTGTAACGCAATGTAATGATATAGATAAGAATAGAATAGAAGAAGATAAGAATAAGAATAAGAAAGAGAATAAGAGTGTAAAAGAAAACACACACACACTTTTCAAACGACTCTTGCAAGATTATTGTATTTCAGAAAACGTTGCTGAAAAAGTTGGAGAATGGATTAAATACAAGACTGAACGGCGAGAGACTTATAAAGAACAGGGCATGAAGTCTCTGTTAAGACAGATAGAAAATAACTGTTTTAAATACGGCGATAATGCAGTAATAAACCTGATTGACGAGTGCATGGCTAACGGATGGAAAGGCATCATATTTGACAGATTACAAAATCAGAACAAGCAATCGTCAAACGGATATAAACGGCAGACAAAAGCGGACGAACTGAGCGAATTTTACGCTATAGCGGCAAATTGGGCAGAGGGGAGCGAAAATGAGTGACACCAAAAGAATTTTCAAGCTTTGTCATGGCGTTGCGTACATACTACAGCAAAGAGAACATTTTACCGAATGAACAGGCAATAAAACTATGGTATGAGGAACTGAAAGATATACCGTCATTTGTTGCAGATGCAGCTTTGAGAAAATGGGTTGCAACTAATAAATGGTCACCAACTATAGCAGAAATAAGAGCAACAGCAACGGAAATTCAGACGGGCGATGATATTACATGGGGTGAAAGCTGGAGAAAGCTTAAAGATGCTGTTAGACGATTCGGAATTGACCGGGAACAGGAAGCACTTGCAAGCTTTGACCCGATAACAAGAAAGGTGGTGCAGTATTTCGGCTATAGAGAATTTTGCATAAGTTCAACTGACGAAGAAATGGCACAGAGGGCGCATTTTCAGCGCATTTTTGAAACCGTATCACAGAGGGAAAAAACGGACAATAGTTTGCCGCCAGAGTTGCGAGAAGCTATCGGCATGATACAGCAAAACAATGGACAGAACCGCATTGGAAGCGGATTAACACAAATTAAAGGAATTATAGGTGATTTTAAAACGGAGGTGTAAAAAATGTTGGTTTATGTTCTTTTTGGGATTTCTCTTTTGGCGAATGTTTGGTGTGTTGCTATTATCGCAAGTCTTGAAAAGCAACTTGACGATTTGAGCGACAAACTGTTTGAAGAACGTGCTGTACTAGACCCAGTGAATTGCACACTTTGGGAGGATGAATATTATGGCGAAGAATAAAGGAGGTGTAAAAAAGACACGTGCAAACTCAGCAAGCTATATTGAACAGAAACAACAGGAACAGTTGATGCATGATTTTATTATCCGTAAACATACACGTCAATTTTGCCTTGATATGTTCACAATAGCAATGGGGCGCATGGGATACGGAGAAAAACGTATGCGTGATTTAGAAAAAACCGTTTCAGAGGTTTTTATTGAGTACACAAAATTAATAGAGGATGACACGCCGGATATTGAGTACACAAAAGCAGTAATGGACAGGGAATTAAAACGATGCTGTGGCAGCGCATTTGTTCCATATGAAGAAAGGTACAATCTTTAAGAGGTGGCATAAATGGAAAAAGCAAACAAAAACCTTGTTTACAATAATGAACTGCTTGCATTGGCAAATTCGCCTGAACACAAAGGAACGGTTAGAGAAGAAGCGTTGCTTGCTGGTGCTGCTCTGTTAAAGGGAAAGTATGATGAGGAAAAGAAAGAAGGGAAATGAAAAAATGGCTGAACTTAAACCGTGTCCGTTTTGCGGTGGTACAAAATTGTTTATAGGAACAATAGCAGAATGCGAAATGCAAGACGAAAAACATCCTGATTATGAGAACAATAGTCAACTATATACTGTTGTTTGCGATTATTCAGAAGGCGGCTGCGGCGCATCAACTGGAGGAAGCGCAAGAACAAAAGAAGCGGCTATAAAAGCATGGAACATGAGGGATGACAATGAGACTGATTGATGCTGATAGAGCACTTGAAATTGTTCGTGACCAAGGGATTGCGAATCCTAACGCATATCACCTGACGAACTATGCAACTCTTATCCTTATAGAAGGACCAACAATCGATGCTGTGCAGGTTGTTCGGTGCAAGGATTGCAAGTATTTCATGGAATACGCAAAAGACTATAAGGCGTTAAGAGTAGAAGGTGCAAACGGAGACTGTAGGTTAAAATTGTTTTACAGTGAAGATATGCAATTCATAAGTTGCGAATACAACGATTTTTGCTCATACGGAGAAAGGAGAGAAAATGGCTGAATACATAGAACGTGGAGAATTGGAAAAAGTCTTGATTAATTTCTATGATAGGTTGGCTGGGTGTCGGCCTGATTTTTACGCCGGGTTTTCTGCGGCGTTAAAAGTTATTGATGAAGAAACCACAAACGCTGATGTTGTACCAGTACGGCATGGACGGTGGGATGATTCTGGACGATATAGATTTCCGGGTGGAAGCATTGCCGTCAGATGCTCAGAATGTGGGTGCGCATTGACAGTATCAGAATACAAACTGAATAAGTGGAATTATTGCCCTGTATGCGGCGCTAAGATGGACGGTGAATGAAATGAAGAATAAAGAACCATCTGCTATGGACTGCTGGCACTTTATATCACCGCTCATCACTGTAACTGATGATATGTCAATGAAAGTCTATGTCAAAACATTTCATGCGTTCAAACTGCTTGAAGAGGAGGAGAAAAAGAAAAAATGAGGTACTGTAATATAATTTTCGCAAAGCATCCGGGATGTAATAAAACATACATATTCATGTTGCCGTCATTGGACAACATAGTGAAAAAGGGGGAGAAAATAAAGGTTGAAACAAAGTTTGGTGAACAGATAGCCGTTGCTTGCAGTGAAAATATAATCTTGCCGAATAAGATTGCAAAGTCGATTACACAAGCTAATGACGGTTACTGGCCTCTTGCAATGGCAATATCAATTATTACAACTGAGACAAAGACCGTGCAGATTGAGAAGAAGTTAGGAGGTGATAATTTTTGAATTTCATAGACATAAATGGGCAGCGGTTTGGCAGGTTATATGTTATAGAGCGTGTATACGACATACATAGAGAATCACCTGTTTGGCTTTGCATTTGCGACTGCGGAAAGACAACGTATGCATCCACTAGCAACCTAAGAAACGGAAACAGAAAGTCGTGCGGGTGCTTGAAGCGAAAAGAAAACAAGCCGCCAGTTCAATGCCCAAAAGCGTTTGATGATTGCATATTTAACGACAAATATGTTACAGACGAAGGGTGCAGTATTTTAACAGAAAAGCTGTGCGCTACAAAGAAGAAGTGTAAATTTTATAAAAAAGCTGGTGAAATAAAATGATTGGTATTATAACGATAACTGCAATGATAGCATTTTCTATTGGATATATTGTTGCACTATTCCTTAAAGGATGGGCTGATGAAGATGAAAAGTGAAGTAGAAAGAATGTTTCATGAAGATATTTCCGAAAAAAAGAAAATCGGAACATCTGCATATAAAAAGCATTATACAAAACGTGACGTTATGTTGCCGTCAGACAAATTAAGCAAAAAGGAGATTGAGAAAATGAACGGAGAAGTATATACATATAACATAAGAAATCCGATGAAATGGGCAGAATTTAAGGATATGCCTGACGATATTAAAAAGCAGTATATTAACCGCTTGAGAAACTTGTACGGAGCAACAAATACAGCGTTAGCAGAAATGTTTGGAGTGAGTGAAGCAAGCGTAAGGAATGAAGTAATACGGATTGGATGTATAAAAACAAATAAAAATAGCAGAACAAATAAGCAAGAGTGGCAAAACTTTTTGAAATACGGAAGCCCGGAACGAGTGGAAAAAGAGCAGCATGAGCAAATCATTGAATCGAATGAACAGAAAATTGAATGTGAGAACGAAGAAGAACAGCAGGAAGTTGAACAAACCTATAAATCAAATTTCAGCGGATATTTTACATTCAACGGAAATGTAACAGACATATTAAATGACGTTTTAAAAATTATTGGAAACGTAAACGCACATATAACTGTATCTTTTGGTGAGATTCGTGCAAATAGTGAGGTGTTTTAGTGTGAATGCAATAGAATTTTTAAGAGAAGTTGAAAAACTGGACAAACTTGCACAAGATAAGCTTGAAATGGCAGCAAAGCTTAGAGCAACGCTTTACAGTACCACTCCAAAGCTGAAAGAAGATGTTGTAAGCGGTGGCGGCAGTCAAGATAAGATGGGGGAAACGCTTGCAAAAGTTGTTGACCTTGAACGAGAAGCGAATGTATACATAGACCGCAAAGCAGACATGGCAAAGGTTGTAAAGCGCATAGAAAATGAACGTCAAAGAAAGATTCTGCTAAAACATTATTTCCGTGGTAAACGGTTTTGGCTTATTGCACATGAAATGGGATTATCAGTGCGTACAGTAAAAACACACCACAAAAAAGCATTAGAAAGCCTTGATAAAATATTAGAATACTTTTATAACTATTGATTTTGCACTACAAAAGTGCTATAATTGGTATCGTGGTAAAGTATAAATATAAGCAATAGGACATGACCTTTCGGTTGTGTCCTTTTTGCGTTGCAAAGGATGGAGATATAATTGCCCAGTTAATCTATTTCAAGGCGATTGTCTGGAAATCATGGATGAGATACCAGACGAAAGCGTTGATATGATTTTATGCGATTTGCCATATGGAACAACTGATTGCAAATGGGATTCAATCATTCCATTTGAAATGCTGTGGGAGCAATATAACAGGATAGCAAAAACAAACGCTGCTATTGTATTGTTTTCTGCGCAGCCGTTCACGACAAAGCTGATTCACAGCAATTTGAAACATTTTCGCTATTGCTGGTACTGGAAAAAAGCGAATGTAACAGGCGGTATATTCTGCAAGTATCAGCCGATGCGGTGCATTGAAGATATATGCGTGTTTTATAGAAAAATGCCTACATATAATCCGCAAGGTATTGTAAGACTTGATAAGCCAAAAATTAACAAAGTATCAAATTCTGAAATAATGCGGAAAAAGAAAAACCCGTCAACACAAACGCATACTGGTTATCCAAAACACATTTTGGAGTTTAGCGGCGTGAATGTTGGAAGTAAAGAAAGATTTCACCCAACACAAAAGCCCGTTGATTTGTTGGAATATCTCGTTAAGACGTACACAAACGAGGGCGACATAGTTTTAGATAACTGTATGGGAAGCGGTTCGTCTGGCGTGGCTTGCGGAAACACTGGACGAAAGTTTATCGGGATTGAAAAAGAACCGAAATATTTTGAGATTGCAAAGCGTAGAATTGATGATTCTTTTATAGGTAAGAACGATGAAAATTAACGTTTTAGGAACTGAATACACGGTTAATGTTCTTTCAAAAAAAGAAGATACATTCCTTGAGAACTGTGACGGATATTGCGATAAAACAACAAAAAAGATTGTTGTGAAAGCAGAGGATGAAAGTGACGAACTTGGAAATTATGCTGCTTATTTGAAAAAAATAAAGCGGCATGAAATCATACACGCTTTTCTGTTTGAATCTGGTCTGCAAGAGAATTTTAAACATGACGGATGGGGACATGATGAGACAATGATTGACTGGGTTGCTGTTCAGTTCCCGAAAATGATTGATGCTTTCAAAGCTGCTGATGCACTGTAAATATATTAAATAATAAAGAGAGGTGGTGAGATATGCCTAATGAAGAAAACCTTATACCGTTTACCTCAGACCAAAGCCGAGAAGAAGCCAAGAAGAATGGGCGCAAAGGTGGAATTGCATCTGGCATATCCCGCCGAAGAAAAAGAAGCCTAAGAGAAGCGGCAGATTTAATTGTTTCTCTGAAAGTGACTGACAAAAAAGTAAAAGATAAGTTGAATAAAATGGGCATTGACGAAGAAGATGCAGATTACCAAGCGGCTGTTTTGGCTGGCGTTGTAGTGCGTGGAATGAAAGGTGACCCAAAAGCGGCTTCTTTGCTGTTTAGCTTGCTGGATGATGAACAGACAAGCACAAACGAACAGGCAGAAGCACACAACAGTTTGGTCGATGCGATAAGGAACAGGCAACATGAAGATTGATAAAATTTCAGAGAAGCAAGCTAAAATATTAGACTTTGCTGTTTCTGATGGCCTTTATTTAATCTGTGACGGCGCTGTCCGTTCTGGTAAAACTGTTTTCATGGCATCAGGCTTTTTGATATGGGCAATGGAATATTATGACCGCACCAATTTTGCAATCTGCGGAAAGACCGTACAGAGCGCGGAAAGAAATGTGGTTAAGCCATTGCAGGAAAATGAAAGCTTGCCATACACAATGTCCTATAAGGTTTCAAAAAAGATTTTAACTGTACGCTGCGGGAACAAAGAAAACTATTTTTACATATTCGGCGGCAAAGATGAATCGTCATATATGCTGATTCAAGGCATAACGCTTGCTGGCGTTCTTTTTGATGAGGTTGCGTTAATGCCGCGCTCTTTTGTTGAACAGGCTCTAAGCCGTGCTATTTCGTATGAGAAACCGAAATACTGGTTTAACTGTAACCCAGAAAGCCCGAACCATTACTTTTACAAAGAGTGGTTAGAGAATCCTAAAGATGGAACAACGCATTTACATTTCCAGCTTGAGGATAACCCGATTCTAACGCCTGAAATGATAGAGCGAACAAAAGCAATGTACAGCGGCGTGTTTTATGACAGATATATTCGCGGCCTGTGGGTGCTTGCAGAGGGGCTTATATACCCGATGTTTGGAAAAGACAGCATTGTACCAACTGTTCCAAGACAATATATCCGCTATGTCATATCAATGGACTACGGCATACAAAACCCCACAGCAATGCTGCTATGGGGTTTTTATAATGGCGTATGGTATCAGGTAAATGAGTATTACCACTCAGGCCGTGAAACAAACAGGCAGAAAACAGACCAAGAATATTATGAGGATTTGGAACGACTTGCAGGGGACTTGCCTATTGATTGCCTGATAATTGACCCGTCTGCTACATCGTTTATTGCTTTGGTTAAGCAGAAAAAACGTTTCAAAGTGCGACAGGCTAAAAACGATGTAATAAGCGGCATACAAAAAACGGCATCCGCAATCCAGCAAGGGAAAATAAAGGTGAACGACTGCTGCAAGGACACAATAAAGGAATACAGTCTATATTCGTGGGACTTGAAAGCAGATGATAAGCCTTTAAAGGAAAATGACCACGCTATGGACGCAACGAGGTATTTTGTAAATACAATGAACATTATGAAGCCTAAAAGCGATTATGTGCCATTATGGAATTAAAGGGGTGCGATAATTGAGGACTTACCAGAGTTTAGAACCGATAAGGGAAGATGAAACCAAACTGAAAAAGTTTGTGTTTGATGTAATTGAAGAACACAAGGCCAGCAGAGCCTATAAAATTGCTTCAATCGCTGAGAAATACTACGCGAAAAAGAATGTAACAATCATGCAGTTTCAGAAAGTGCTTTACAATATGCACGGACAGTCTGTGCCGGATATGTGGAGCGCAAACTATAAGCTTAGAACGCATTTCTTTCGGCGGTTTGTTACTCAGCAAGTGCAGTATGTTTTGAGCAACGGCGTTACTTTCCAGAAAAAAGACACAAAAGATAAACTCGGCAAAAACTTTGACACGCAAATGCAGAAAGCCGCTAAAAAAGCAATGGTTGACGGCGTTTCTTTCGTGTTTTTTAACTATGACCACATTGAAGTGTTTTGCTTTGCTGATACAGAGATTGACCCCGGCTTTGCACCGCTTTATGATGCTGATACAGGCTCATTGATGGCTGGTATTCGTTATTGGCAGCCGGACGAAAAGACTACAAGAGCAACGCTTTATGAAGCGGACGGATACACCGAGTTTGAAAAGGTGAAGGACAAAATATCCGTTATTGCAGATAAGCAGAGTTACAAGAAAACAACCATTTCCACAAAAGCGGATGGAGTTATCCGGGTTGAAAACGGAGGCTATTCTGCTTTGCCTATATTCCCGCTATATGCAAACGACTTGCACGAAAGCGAGTTGGAAGGGCACAGGGAAAGCATTGATTGCTATGACTACATCAAAAGCGGCCTTGCAAACGACATTGATGATACAGAGGGCTTTTTCTGGGTGCTTAAAAACAGCGGCGGCATGGATGATGTTGACATTGCAAAGTTCCGTGAGCGTATGCACACTGTTAAAGCTGTTGCGCTTGATGATATCGACAGCGCGGCAGAAGCGCACACGCTTGATGTTCCAACTGCGGCACGGGAAAAGATGCTAGAAATTCTCAAATCTGACCTTTACCACGATTTCCAGATTGTAAATGTGGAAGCACTTTCGGCATCTGCAAAAACTGCAACGGAAATCCGGGCAGCATATCAGCCTATGGACGATAAATGCGGCGATTTTGAGTATTGCCTGATTGATACAATACAGAGCGTTCTTAAACTTGCTGGAATTGATGATGAGCCGACATTCCATTACAACCGCATTGCAAACCAGACGGAAGAAACAAACATGATTATGACCGCTGCGGCTGTTCTTGGCGATGAATTGACAATAAGAAAGCTGCCGTTCTTGACACCAGAGGAAATAGAAGAACGAATAAAGGATATGGGAAACGAAGCAATGAGCAGATTTACCACCACAGAGCAACGGGAAGAAACAATAGATGACGTTGACGGTGAAGGTGATGAATAATGTATCCATCCGACAAATGGACGGACAAAGAGCTTGAATCACTTGAAAAGCGCATTGCAAAGGTTTACCAAGAAGCCGCAAACGATGTTGATAAGGAAGTAAAAGAGTATTTCGCAAAATTCAAACTGCGCGACAAGGAAATGAAAAAGCTTGTTGATGCAGGGGAAGTTACAAAAGCCGAATATCAGCAATGGCGGCTTACTCAGATAGGCAGAGGACAGCGGTTTGAAGCGTTGAGGGATAAGCTTGCAGAACGTTACACGTCTGCTAATGAAACAGCAAACGCTTATGTGAACGATGCAACACCGTCTATTTATTCAATCAACCGAAACTACGAAGCTTACACGATTGAAAAATCCGTTGGAAGCTGTGATTTTACGCTATGGGATGAAAGCACGGTGCGTAGGTTGATTGTGGAACAGCCTGATATAATGCCGTTTTATCCTGCTAAAAGAGCATTAGACCGTGGAATTGATTTGGCCTATGGTAAAGACCAAATTACAAAGCGTGTAACAAGCGGCATTTTAAGGGGGTTAGCACCCGGAAAGATTGCAAATGAGTTAATGGCTGGAATAACTACCATGAGCCGGGAAAGTGCTGTTAGAGCCGCTAGAACAGGCATTACAGCAGCACAAAACGCTGGGCGCATGGACAGCTATGTTGCAGCAGAAAAGATGGGAATAACAATTAGGCGGCGTTGGGTATGCACAAAAGACAGCCGGACACGATTTGACCACGGCATGGCAGACGGGCAAATTGTAGAGGGAACAAAAACGCCGTTTGTTGTTGGCGGTTATAAAATGATGTTCCCCGGTGATAAGTCTTTAGGAGCACCGGGACATGAGATTTATAATTGCCGATGTACAACTCGCACCGTTGAAAAGGACGGCATTGAAGCTGAACCACGGCAAATGCGTGTAAGAAATCCAGAATGGGAAGAAGCAAAAGCAGCCGAGGACAAAGCGGCTAATCGTCTTGAAAAGCTAAAAGAACGTGAATCGGCAGAGACAGACCCGGACAAGCGTAAACAGCTACGGCAAGAGCGCATAAAAGCACAGAAAGAGCTAACAGCAGCAACGAAGAAACGGCAAGGCATAGACAAAAATGTCGTTGTAAATGAAATGACCTATTCCGACTGGAAAAAATGGAAAGAAACAGGCGTTAAACCTATTGCAAAATCCGTAAATAGTGGTACAATGGCGGCGAAAGCACAACGATTTAAGAGCGATGTTACACAAGCACTTGAAGCTCGAAAGATTAGCTATAATCAAGTGTACAAACGTGATGAAACAAAAACGCTCGATGAAATCATCAGTGCTGTTGCTGGTGGTGACAACACAAGAGGTTCTTGTGCGTCTGTCGGATTAGCATACATCGGGCAAAAATGCGGTTATAATGTTCTCGACTTCAGAGACGGGGCGAGCCGCGATTGGTTTTCAAGCAAGCTTAACAAGCTGAAAATGTGGGACGCAGTCGGCGCGGAGGTTATCAAGGTTGACAAATACAAAACCAATCTCACAAACGCAAAACACGCATTAAAGCAACTTGTCGGCGGGAAAGAATACTATATGTCAGCCGGAGGACACGCCGCCATAGTACGGAAAAATGCTGACGGCGTTTTGCAATACCTCGAATTGCAATCGCCGGACAAAAGCGGCTGGACAAATTTTGAAAGCGGTTTTTACAGCTTAGAGGAAAGATTAAAATACCGCTTCGGGTGCAGTGCGTCGAGCAGATATTACTCCGATGTATACTTAACAGACATTGACCAGCTCAAGGACAACAAAGAGTTTTTTGATGTTTTGGGATATCTCAACACGGCGGAAAATGAGCAAAGGAAGGGTACAAGTGGAACAATCAAATAATTATTTCAAACATAACCCTACTGATGCTATTTTGTGGGTTGATACATCTGATAGGGACGGCGAATTTATTTTCACATTCGACAAGAAAACATTTTTCAATCTGTTTTCTGACTATCCCGATAAGCTGACACCAGAGCAAAAAAAGATTTTTGATAAAGAAAACCCGTTCTGGGCTGATTTCTTTAGCGATAGATAAAAGCAACTTGTAAGCAAAATTTACAAGTTGCTTTTTCTATGCTCATTTTTGGAGGTGATGCCTTTGTCTGTCACATTCAATGACTATTCAGACGAAGTATTAGAAGCGTTTGACGAAGCTTGTTTAAGGTCTTTGGAGCGGTGCGGACTGCAAGCGGAAGGTTACGCAAAAGACCTTTGCCCGGTTGATACTGGCGCATTGAGAAACAGCATATCCCACAAAGTTGTTGATTCTGAGCCATCAGCCTACATTGGAACAAACCAAGAGTATGCCGCTTATGTTGAGTGTGGAACGGGTCATTATTCAACAACAGGCGGCGGCACTCACAAAGACAAATGGTTTTATATAGGCGATGACGGTAAAGGTCACATAGGTAGGCCACAACCGCCGAGAGCATACCTGAAACCAGCCGTTGCTGACCACGCGCAAACATATAAAAACATTATCGAAGATGAAATGAAGAAATAGTTAAAACACCGCTGTCAAAAGTAAATGACGGCGGTTTTTTATACCACTATCGCCCCGAAGAACAGGGGACAAAGGAAAGGAAGATAGATTTAATGGCACTTACACGAAAGATGCTTAAAGCAATGGGCATTGAAGAAGAAAAAATCGACCAGATTATTGAAGCACACGCTGAAACCGTTGACGGACTGAAAGAGGATGTCAACAAATACAAGGGCGATGCAGAAAAATTGCCCACCGTTCAAAAGGAATTGGACGATTTGAAAGCTGCTGGAGATGGCGGCTATAAAGAAAAGTACGAAAAGGAACACAAAGCCTTTGAGGACTATAAGACAGCACAGACGGAAAAGGAAACAAGGGCAGCAAAGGAAACTGCTTTCCGTGAATTCCTGAAAAATGTTGGCGTTAGCGAAAAGCGCATCCCTGCTATCGTAAAGGTTACTGACCTTGACAGTATGGAAATGGACGGCGATAAGTTCAAGGATGCCGATAAGCTTACCGAAAGCATTAAAACCGAATGGGCTGATTTCATCGAGAACAGCAACACAAGCGGCGCACAAACTAATAACCCGCCGCAGAACAACCCGAACAGCGGGAAAGACCCGTCCACAATGACGATGGACGAATATATCAAATATCGAAAAGGAGAATAAAAAATTATGGCTAACACTATTCTGACCCCTGACATTATCGCCCGTGAAGCCCTTATGGTGCTCCGCAACAATGCGGTTATGGCAAATCTGGTTCACCGTGACTACTCTGATGAGTTTGTCGGAGCAGTCGGTGACACTATCACCGTTCGCAAGCCCGCCACTTTTGTGGCTAACGAGTATAACGGCTCTATCAACGTTCAGGACGCAACCGAAACTGGCGTTGACGTAAAGATGGACAAGCATCTTGACGTGTCCTTTGCTGTCACTTCCAAGCAGATGGCTATGGACATTGCGGACTTTTCTGCACAGCTTCTTGTCCCGGCTATGCAGGCTTTCGCGGATAAGGTGGACAAGTATCTTATCGGCCTTGAAGCTGGTGCTACTAACCGTGTTACACACGCTTCCGGCGCAATCGCTCCCGCTGACCTTATCGCCGCCCGTAAATTCCTGACCCAGAACGCTGCTCCCCTTGCTGACCGCCGTTTTGTTGTCGGCGCAACCGCAGAAGCAGACCTTCTCGGCAATGAGCTGTTTGTGTCCGCTGAGAAAGTCGGTGACGCTGGCACTGCTCTGCGTGAAGCTTCCCTCGGTCGCAAGTTCGGCATGGACTGCTACGTTGACCAGAACATTGCAAAGTCTGGTGACTATGTTCCCTCTATCGCTTTCCATAAGAACGCTATGTGCCTTGTTACGCGTCCTCTGGCTCTTCCTATGGGTGCTGCAAAGGCCGCAATCATGAACTATGACGGCTTTGGTCTGCGTGTTGTCTACGGCTACGACATGAACACCAAGACCGACACCATTTCCATCGATATGCTGTGCGGCGTTAAGCTTCTGGATGACAACCTGATTGCTGTCGTTGCTGACAGCCGTGCCTAATGGTCATTATGGTGCATCCTAACGGGTGCGTTCATAATGTCGCGGACGAATTTGTGGATAAATTCCGCAAAGCTGGATGGGTAGAAAAGACGGCTCTTTCTGAGCCGTCTACTACTCCCGCGACCGAACAGGAAAAGCCGAAAAGACAGCGCAAAAAATAAGGAGGTGTTACAGTGCTTGAAACTGTATTAATGCACCTTAAAAACTGGTTTGTCGTAAAAGTACATTCCGGCATATACGAGATTGAAAACAACGCTCTTGAGCTGCCGTTTTTGCAGAACGGGCAGTATTACCGCATATGCGGCAGCGTTTTCAACGATGGACTGCACAAATATGGAGATACGACAGACGTTCTTACAGACGAGACATTCACGGGAACGGTTTGGGCGTTGGCTATCCCGAAAGCTATTATTGAGCTGTCCGAAAAAATAGACGAATGGCAGACCAAAAACGCAAACGCCGTTGAAAGCCCGTTTTCGTCTGAATCATTCGGCGGGTACAGCTACACAAAAGCGACAGACAGCGAAACGGGCGGCTTTGCAACATGGGAAACGGTTTTCAAAAAGCAACTTAACCAGTACCGCAAGCTGCATGAATACGCTCCCGTCAAAAAGAGGGGGAGTTAAATGCTTATAAACACCTTAAAAGAGCCTTGCGTGTTTATGCTGCGTAACAGCTCCCCAGATGGCTCTGGCGGTGACATAACAAATTGGACAGAGGGCGCACAGTTTGACGCGGCTATTACGCTTGACACATCAGCGCAAGCACAGATAGCAGATGCGGCTGGGAAGGTTGATACTTATGTGGTGTCCGTTTCTCGCTCCGTTCATTTGCCTTTTCATAGCGTTTTTAAGCGTATGAGAGACGGCAAAGTTTTCCGTGTAATAACTGATAGCGCAGACAGTAAAACGCCGCCGTGCGCCACGCTAGACATATCACAAGCGAAAGCAGAGCTTTGGAGGTTAACAGAATGACAAAAGAACAGGCTTTGCACAGCTTTTTCAATAGCTTTGACATTCCGGGCTACAAAAGCACATCTGTTCCAGATAATGCAGCACTACCATATCTTACCTATACAGCACCTATAGGCTCTTTTGATGATAACGCCGTTTCAATCACGGTACAGCTTTACTATTACACAGACAGTGAAGCCATACCAGATGCAAAAGCGGAGGAAATTCGGAAAGCTATAGGATATGGCGGCGTTCTGCTCCAGTGTGACGGTGGGCGAATATGGCTGAAATGGGGTAGCCCGTGGTGTCAATCGCTTTTTGACGATACAAACAAAACCATAAAGCGCAGATATATCAATATATCCGCTGAATACTTAACGATTTAAGGAGGAAACAAAGTGGGTAGATTCACTAAAATTTCTCAGACTGCATTTGATGAGTTCCAGCTTGAAGCTGGGCTTATTCTGAACACCTTTAACCCTGCAAGCCCGGATGAAGTGACGGACACCAACATTGTTTGCGCAACCACTGGCGGCATTGAGATTGCTTGCAAGCCTACGTTCACCGACTACGGCGAAGATGTGGACAACGTTCCCAATAATATGCTTGAGTTCAAGCGCATTGACGGTTGGGATTGCACTATGTCGTTTACAGCTCTGAACGCATCCGCAAACGCAATCAAGCTTGCACTCGGCGCGGCTGACGTTTCCGCGAACAAGATTACTCCGAGAAGCAACATTGCTGACGGCGATGCAAAGGATATCTGGTGGGTAGGAGACAGAGCAGACGGCGGTCTTGTGGCTTGCTGCATTAAAAACGCCCTTTCTACTGATGGACTGACTCTTAAAACCACCAAAAAGGGCAAGGGGCAGCTTTCTTGCACTCTTACGGGTCATGTGTCTGTTTCCGCACAGGACGTTGTGCCTATGGAGTTCTATGTAATGGCTGGTGAGGGCGCATGAGAACTATTACACAGCTAAACGGCGTTGAATTTCTGCGCGGTATTAACCGAGCAAGACACGCCGTTGAAAAGCTTATGGTTGAAACCAATGTGCTTTCCATTATCCGAAAGCCTGTGATACTTACAGGCAAGGAAACGGCAGATGAAATTACTGCAAAGAATCGCGCACAGTTGAAGCATAACCTCAATTCTGCGCTTGATATGTTGCTTGAGGAAAACCCTGAACTTACCTATGAATGCATCATGTCAATGTGCGTTCTGGATGAAGGAGAGCCTGAACCAGATGGAGTTGAACTTGTAATGGCTGCATTTAACCTCATTTCCGATAAACGGGTGGTTGATTTTTTATTGCAGTTGGGGAAATCGGGTCTTTTAGATACGGGCAACTGATTTCCTCAATCAATCTGCAAATGCTTGATGCGCTGGGTGATGATTACATTGCCCAGCACGTTATGCAAGCTTACCGGGATTATTTGGAGCAGACGAGTTACAGAGTGTATATGTCAAACATGGTTAATGGCATTGCAGCTATTTTGTCCGGCTCTGAGCCTGAAACAAAATGGTCTGACATATTAAATGACCTTGATAGCGCAACCGCTCCAAATGCAAAAGAGCAACAAGAAAGTGAAGCAGAAATAAAATCAAAAATCCTCGAAAAACTGAACGGAAAGGGGGAAAGCTGATTGGATGTATTTGACCTTGTAGCAAAAATAACGCTTGATGATTCGCAATATAAAGAAGGTCTTGGCAATGCACAAGGCAAATTTTCAAAGCTTGCGTCCGGCGTAGGTAACGGACTGAAAACCGTTGCTAAAATCGGTGGAGCTGCTATTGCTGCTGGTGCTACTGGGATTGCCGCATTGACTAAAATGGGCGTTGAGGGCTATGCAGAGTATGAGCAGCTTGTAGGCGGCGTTGAAACCCTTTTCAAATCCTCGCAAGATGTTGTAATGGGCTACGCAGAGAACGCATATAAAACCGCTGGAATGTCTGCTAATGAGTACATGGAAACGGTCACATCTTTCTCTGCATCGCTTATCCAGAGCCTTGACGGTGATACAGCAAGGGCGGCAGAAGTCGGAAACATGGCAATAACTGATATGTCCGATAATGCCAACAAGATGGGCACAAGCATGGAAATGATTCAGAATGCCTATAATGGTTTTGCAAAGCAGAACTATACCATGCTGGACAACCTTAAACTTGGCTATGGCGGCACGAAAAAGGAAATGCAACGCCTTATTGACGATGCAAACAAGGTGAAAGAAGCCAATGGAGAAATGGCTGACCTGTCTATTGATAGTTTTGCCGATGTAGCAGAAGCAATCCATACAATCCAGACAGAAATGGACATAACTGGAACAACAGCAAAAGAAGCATCGAGCACAATTTCCGGCTCTATTTCGTCCATGAAATCCGCATGGCAAAACCTTGTTGTAGGCATGGCTGATGATAACGCAAACTTTGAAGTGCTGATAAACAATTTTGTCGAAAGTGCTGCAACTGCTGCTGGAAATCTACTTCCAAGAATTACTCAAATGCTTTCCGGCATTGGCGATGTTATTGTTGCTCTTGCCCCTGTAATTTCCGAAGCACTCCCGCAGATGGTTGAACAAGTGTTGCCGTCACTTTTAGCGGCTGCTATTAGCCTTATTGCTGCTTTAGCTTCTGGCCTTATTCAAGCTGCACCAGCAATATACGAAGCACTTAAACAAGCCATCTTTATTTCCCTTACAAATGTTTTCGGTATGTCCGAAAAATCAGCGAATACATTTATCGGCACAATTGATGGTCTTATTCAGAGCCTTGTCGCGTTTTTTCAAGCTGGGTTTCAAGCAATATCAGCACTGTTTACATGGCTTGTAGAACAGGCACAGACAGAGGGAACACTTTTTAATGCTGTTTGGGAGACAATTCAGACCGTTGTTTCTACCGTGATTGCTGTAATACAGGGTATTATACAGACATTTACAGCGATTTTGCGCGGTGACTGGTCGGCAGCATGGGAAGCAGTTAAAACCATAGCGCAAACGGTATGGGACGCAATTCTCAGCATTATTTCCGGCATTGTCGATACAATAGTCGGCTTTCTCGGCACGATGGTGGAAAAGGGCTTTGAACTCATTTCCTCGTTTTCGTCTGGTATGCTTGATAAATTTATCGAGCTGTTAACACTTGTCGGCGAATGGGTAATGGAGAACATTATCGAGCCTATCATAAACAAAGTCGGCGAGTTTCTTAACGCTGGCTTGACTATCATTTCAAGCCTTACAGACGGCGTAGGGCAGAAATTCGCTCAGATGTTCGCGCTTGTTGCTGGATGGGTTTATGACAACATTATTTCTCCGATTGTCGGAAAAGCTACTGAATTGCTCAACACTGGTAAAAAAGTTATAGGCTCGTTCAAAGACGGAGTTGGGAAGAAATTCGGGGAATTGTTTGACGCTGTTTCCGGCTGGGTTACAGATAACATTATCACGCCAATTGCTAATATGGGTGAAGACCTATATAACGCTGGTGTTGATTTGTTAAATCGTTTCTGGGATGGTCTTGTTAGTGTATGGAATAGTATAACGTCTTGGTGGGATAGTCTTACGCTTTCGGACAAATCTGCAAACGTTAATGTCAACACTAACAGAGGAGGTTACGCAACTGGTCTTGATTATGTGCCATATGATGAGTTCCCAGCACTGTTGCACCGTGGAGAAGCAGTTTTGACAGCAGCAGAAGCAAGAGCGTGGCGCAAATACGGAATTGGTGGAGCAACCCCGGCGATGGCTGGCGGTGGTATAACTATCAATCAGTACATTCAGAGCGTACCGCAAACCCCGGTCGAATTTGCCGCTGCTACAGAAGCATACTTTGAACAAGCGAGGTGGATGCTGTAAATGAGTTTCAAAAATCTTAGCAAGACTTTCAAGTATGTAAACGAAAACGGCGATACCTTGATTTTTGAGTATGCACATGGCTATTTAATCAACAAACCGAGTGGTATTGACACCGTTAGCGTTAGCTTGAGCGAAGCACAGGGCATAAACCAAGTGGGAAGCACCGTCCAGAGCAAGGCGGTGCAATCCCGCCCTGTAACAATTAGCGGTATTATTGTAGGCGATGACCAAGCAGAGCGAAAATCAGCTCTCATGTCGATTGTTAGACCTGATTTGTCTGGCAGACTGTATGCGGACGATTATTATTTATCCGTCCATGTTACAGCAACGCCAACGGTAGAGCCTAGAGCAGAGTTAGCACACTTCCAATTTTCTGTTACTGCCCCTTATCCATACTGGCAGAAAGACAACTCAGCATCACAAGTTTTGTCAGGCGTTCAAAGTCGTTTCAAGTTCCCGTGGAATATTTCAAAATCATATAGTTTCGGAGCACTAATTGAAACGCTGTTTATGAACATTAACAACAACGGTCAACTTCCAGTTCCGTTTACAGCTACTTTTTATGCAAAAGATGAGGTCGTAAACCCTAAGATTTCAAACGTACAGACTGGAGATACTTTGATTATCAACAAGACTATGGCGGCTGGTGAGCGTGTTGTTGTTGAGATTACGCATGAGCGCACGAATGTTACATCGTCTGTTGATGGCAACATAAGGGGCGCACTCGACCTTGACAGTACGCTTTTCCGTCTTGGTGTCGGTGACAACATACTGAAACCAGAAGCGGACAGCGGCTTGAAACAGCTTGAAGTGAGAATAGACTTTGCAACTGAAATTGTGGGGGTGGTTTTATGAGCCTTGAGCTTTACACCCCCGATTATTCTAACCGCTACGAGATTTCACACGCAATATCCGTGCAAATGTCTTATTATTACAACGATATCGGTAAAATTATACTTGTTCTCCCAGTATCGGATTACAACATTGCCGCGCTAAAAAATGACAGCATAGTATATGACACGGTAAAAAAATTCTGTTATATCATCAAAAATGTAAAAACTGATACAACGCAGAATCGAATAACCGCAAACGGCTTTACAACAAACTGGTTTCTTTCAAAGCGCATTATAGCTGCTGCTG